GTAGGACTTATAGTAATTTTTGTATTACTATAACCAGTAAAGAATCGGTTAGAATCCGTATCTCTGCGGTTTTATCATGCCTCAGAATCTGAGGATTACATGATGAGGTTTATAAGACTTAAGTATAAGATTTTAAATGCTCAATGAAGAAAACTTATATCAAAATTCTTTGAAGAATAATGATTTTAGTCTTTCCTTCGATTGATACATCTAAATACCTTCGTCCACTATTCAAGGTAATATTTAAATTACTGAAAAATAATGGAACTATCTATACCATCAAATATCTAAAAAGGGTTAGACTACATTGTACAAGATACATATGTGGTCATCCACTCTTTATTAATGATATGATGATTGGTATAGATAAAGAAGGTTGACCAAAAGTTTTCTCCTTCTTGAAACCACTAGTAGATGGTAATTTAGAATCACTTAAGTACCTATTTACAATCTTAAACTTCACCAGAAGTTGAGATTTAACAGGTAAAGAGTGATCTAAAATCAAACCTGATTATGATAGTATAACAAATGAATCAAAAATGACTCATATTATACCATCAGGAATAATCAATAAGTTTGTTCAAGAGTATAGATTAAAATCTAGCCATCCTGAGTTCGATAAGTTAAAAGATGTATATCTTTCAACAAAAGCTGGTCCAAATGGACCAGCCACTTTATCGGCTCAGCAAGATTTATTGAATTTTGACTATCCTATGATGGATAGAATTTTCAAAATTACAACAAATGATGGAATAGATTTCTTTTCTAAAAATTATTCGGAAGCCTTTAATAAAATGATAAAACCCCCAAAATTAAGAACTTTGGGAAAGATATCTTTTGTTAAGGATCCGGAGTGTAAATTAAGAATAATTGCGATCAGTGATTACTTTTCACAATTATATCTTAAACCTATACACAATAAGATAATGAAAAAGCTTCAAAATCTTCCTTGTGATAGAACTTACACTCAATCTCCATTTAATAAATGAGAGATTAATAATGAGAACTTCTGATCCTTGGACTTAAGTTCAGCGACTGATAGATTTCCTGTAGAATTACAGAAAAGGCTTATGGCTAGAATCTTTGATATGAAACTAGCACAAGCCTGACAATCTATCCTTCAAGAAAGAACATTTAGTACTCCAGAAGGTCTACAGTTAAAATATAAAACTGGACAACCTATGGGTACTTATTCTTCTTGAAGTGTCTTCACCTTGACTCACCACTTAGTTGTGTACTATTGTGCACAACTATGTGGTTACAAGTCCTTTGATCAGTATATTATCCTTGGAGATGACATTGTCATAAAAAATGACAAGGTCGCCAAGAAATATATTGATATTATTAAAGGACTTGGTGTTGAATTATCATTGCAAAAGACACATGTATCATCAAATACATATGAATTTGCTAAAAGATGAATTCAAGAGAGTCAAAACCGTGAGATAACTGGACTACCACTTGGAGGTATCCTTAGAAATATAAA